ATACGAGCGGTCTGACCGTCGGAAGTACTGGGTTCCCTGTCCGCACTGCGCAGAACCGCAGGTTCTGCGGTGGGATCAGGTCAAATGGAACAATGCCCTTCTCACCGATGAAGAGAAGATTGCCTCGGCTGCCTACCACTGCGAGTTCTGCGGTGCGGAATGGACAGACGCCGAACGCTGGGAGGCGGTTGCCACGGCAAAGGCCCGGGGCGGCGGATGGCGCGCAGAGCGGCCAGGGGCGGCCGTGGCGGGCTTTCACATCTCGGTCCTCTACTCGCCCTGGCGCACGATCGGCGAGACGGTGAGCGAGTTCCTGGCGGCCAAGACGCCGGAGTTGTTGCAGGTCTTCGTCAACACGTCGCTCGGCGAGACTTGGCGGGAGAAGGGCGAGGCGCCGGAATACGAGCGGCTGCTGGAGCGGCGCGAGGACTTCGCTGAGGGGGAAGTGCCGAAGGGCGCATTGATCCTCACGGCCGGTGCCGACTGCCAGGGCGACCGCATCGAAGTCTACGTCTGGGCCTGGGGCCCGGGCTTCGAGCGCTGGCTGGTGGCGAGAGAGGTATTCTACGGTTCGCCTGCGGTGTGGGAGACCTGGGCCGGAGTGCAGGGCCTGCTGGAGCGGCAGTTTCCGGCCGCTGACGGCGGGCCCGACGTGGCGATTGCCCGCCTGGCGGTGGATACCGGCGGCCGGGACACGGCGGCCGTGTACGGCCATCTGAGGCGCCTGGGGCATCCTCAGCGCCTAATGCCGGTGAAGGGTGGTAGCGACAGCAGCCGGGCCGTCTCGCAGCCGTCCTATGTGGACGCGCAGGACGGGGCACGGAAGCTGCGGCGCGCGCTGCGGCTCTGGACGGTCAACTCGGGGCACTGGAAGGGCGAGTTCTACGGCCGGGTGCGGCTGGCGCGGACGGGGGAAGGCTTCCCGCCGGGCTGGGTGCATTTGCCGACCTGGGCTGATGCCGAGGTCTGCCAACAGCTCGTGGCCGAGGAACTGGTCACGGTCCGGACCAAGGCCGGGTATGCACGGCAGGAGTGGCGCAAGCTGCGGGAGCGCAACGAGGCGCTGGACTGCGAGGCCTATGCCCGGGCGGCGCTGAGCGATCTAGGCGCTGACCGCAAAGGCGATCGGTTCTGGCAGGATCTGCAGCAGGGGCGGGATGACGCTCCTGTCGCTTCGGTCATCGTCCCGGCAGCGGAAGAGGCGTCTGCAGTTCCAGCGGCAGCGCCATTGGCATCATCGCCCTATGCGCCGCGGCGCGCGGGCAACAACTCATGGTTCGGGAGGCGTCGATGACCGTCGAAGAGATCGACGCTCAGCTGAAAGCTCTGCGCACGTCGCTGGGCGATCCCACAAGCCAACTGCGCTACCCGGATGGCTCGGCTGTCTACAACCGGACCGGGCAGGAACTGCTGGTTCAGATTGCTGCGCTGGAACAGATGCGGCGGGACGTGACCGGAGAGGCTCGACGGACGGTAGCGCCCATCCAGGTCTTCCGGGTTCGGGCAATCCGCTGATGGCATTCCGTCTCAACATCCTGGACCGCGCCATCTCGGCGGTGAGCCCGCAAGCCGGCCTCCGTCGTGCACAGGCTCGCGCCGCACTGGACGCGATGGCTTATGCGGCCGGGCGCCGGTCGGAGCGTCTGGGCCGGTGGAGGACTGACCGGACGGGCCCGAATGCTGCCGTGACGCGGCATCTGGCCCTGCTGCGGGATCGGTCACGCGACATGGTGCGGGACAACCCCTATGCCGCCCGCGCGGTGGATCTGCGCGCTGATTACGAGATCGGCACCGGCATTGAAGCGCAGTTCGAAGACCGGCGGGCCCAGGCCGTGTGGGATCGGTGGATTGCCCGCTGTGACCATGCCGGCATCCTTGGCCTCAACGCCATGATGGCTCTGGCCGCGCGTACCCGTTCGGAAGCCGGAGAGGCCCTGATCCTGCACCGCCGCCTGACGGCGCGGCAGATGCGGGCCCGGCGCCTGGAAGTGCCGCTGACCCTGGAACTGCGCGAGCCCGATCTGCTGCCGGAGGTGATGCCGGCGGAGGGGGTCAATCTGCGCGTCATCGCTGGCATCGAGTTCGGCCCCGACGGGCAACGCGACGCCTACTGGATGCACCCGGCGCACCCCGGCGACCCCACGGCGGCCATTGGCAGCTATGCCGAGCTGATCCGCTATTCGGCCGATGAGGTGCAGCACATCTACCGTCCGATGCGGCCTGGCGCCGTCCGGGGCGTGCCGGACTGTGCGCCTGCGTTGCTGCGGCTGCGGCAGTTGGACGATTTCGAGGATGCGGCTCTGCAGTCGGCCATCTCGCAGGCCATGCTGGGCGTGTTCTTCAAGACCGACGGCTCGATCATCGACGCCCCGGCCACGCAACTCGGCCAGGACGGTGCGCCGATCCTGCCCAGCTTCGATTTGGAGCCGGGCATGGTGCAGGCGCTGCCGCCCGGCATCGAGCCGGCCTTTCTGACGCCGACGGGCAGCCCGTCTTTCGAGCCCTTCGCCCTGCACCAGCTCATGGCCGCGGCGACTGGCTGGGGCGTGCCCTACGACCTGCTGACGGGTGACCTGCGGCAGGCCAACTACTCCAGCCTCCGAGCCGGCCGCCTCGCATTCAAGCGGGCGGTTGAGCGGAGCCAGTGGGAAGTCTGGGTGCCGGTGATGGAGGGCATTCGCGCCGCCTTCGCTGAGGCCTGCCAGGCTGCACTACTGGACGTGGATGCGACGCGGTGCACGTGGTCGCCACCGCGCTTCGAGATGCTGGACCCGTCCAAGGAAGTGGGCGCCGCCATCGCCTCGGTGCGCGCCGGCTTCGAGACTTGGCCGCAGGCGGTGGGCTCCTTTGGCTACGGCTGGCGGAACCAGATCGAAGAGATCGCCGCTGCGAATGCAGCACTGGACGAGAAGGGCATCATTCTCGACACCGACCCGCGCCGCGTTGCCAACAGCGGCGGGGCGCAGGACCCCCGGCAGAACGCAGCCATCGAGATCTCTGCCACCGGCGCCGCTTTGCCGCGGCAGCCCGCCCCGACCGAACCGGCCGGCGAATAGGAGATGAAGCGCATGAAGATGAACGCTGCGGCACGCGCCGCCGCGGACGATATCTCGCGCCTGCTGGCCGGCACCGCTGCCCCCGCAGCCCGTGCCCCGGCCCGGGCCGGGCGCGAGATCGTGCTGGAGGGAGTGGTGGGTCTCGATTTCACCGCTTCTGGCCTGCGCGAGGCGCTGGCGCAGGATGATGGCGACGTGGTGGTGCGGGTGAACAGCCCGGGCGGCCTCGTGTTCGAGGGGTTCAGCGCCTTCAACGCGCTGTCTCGCCATCCCGGCCATGTGACGGTGGTGGTGGAAGGTCTTGCAGCCTCTGCGGCTTCCTGGCTGCCGATGGCAGCGGATGAGGCCGTCATGCCTCGCGCCTCCATGCTGATGATCCACCAGGCCCACGGCCTCACTATCGGCAACGCGGACGACCACGCGACGCAGATGGAGGCTCTCCGGCGCATGGATGACCTACAGGCCGCCATCTACGCCGAGCGAACGGGCATGCCCGAGGCAGAAGTCCGCGCCTTGATGGCTGCCGAGACCTACTTCACCGCTGAAGAGGCCATCGAGAAGGGCTTTGCCCATCGCATGGAGGAGCGCCGCGCCGCGCCGGCTGCCCGCGCTCCCAGCGGCCTCACTCAGCTTCGCGCGCAGGGCCCCGTTGCCCTCGCCACCAAGATCCCCGCCGCGGGTGGTCCGCGCGCGGAGGCCCCGCCTGTCGCACCGGCACAGGCTGAACAGCAGGAGGCCGGCATGGCCGACAAGGATAACGGGGCCGGTAAGCCCGCCCCGCAGGATGCCCCGAAGCAGGAGCCGCAGGTGGTGCCGCCCACTCCGACCCCCAACACGCAGCCGACGCCGGCGAATGAGCCGGTGATCCACCCGGCTGGCGCGCATCTGGAGCAGGCGGCCACGCTGCCGGAGCTGCAGGCCCTCGCGGCACGCGCCAGCATGTCCAGCGACTGGATTGTTCAGCAGCTCGCCAGCAAGGCCAGCCTCGCGCAGGCTAAGGACGCCATCATCGACGGCCGCGCCACGCCCGCCCGCCCCACCGCATACTTCCATGGCGCCCGTGACCTGGCGGTCGAGGGCTTCCGTGCGGGTGCCGAGGCGGCGTTGCTGGCCCGCGTCGGCAAGGCGAAACCGACGGCCGAAGCCCGCCCCTACATGGGCCTGTCGCTGATCGAGATGGCCCGCGCGTCCATCTCCGCCGCCGGTGGCCGCCCCGCCGGCATGAGCCCCGAGGACATCGCCGGCGCGGCACTGAACCGCCGCGGCTACATGGCCTCGGCCGGCCTGCAGACCACCAGCGACTTCCCGCTGCTGCTGGCGAACGTGGCCCGCAAGGTGCTGCTGGACGCCTACGAGCAGGCCCCGCAGGACTGGCGCCCGCTGGTCCGGGTGGTGTCGCACTCCGACTACAAGCCGGTCAGCTACCTGCGCATGTCCGAGGCGCCGGAACTGCTGCGCACGGGCGAGCACCAGCCCTACACCTATGGCGGCGTGTCCGAGAACGGTGAGAGCTTCGCCATCAGCAAGTGGGGCCGCATGATCGGCATCACCCGCGAGGCGCTGGTGAACGACGATCTCGGTGCCCTGACGCGCTTCCCCGAGATGTTCGGCCGCGCGGCGAGCTACGCCATGACGACGGCGTTCTGGTCCATCCTGACCAGCAATCCTACCATGTCGGACGGTGTGTCCTTGTTCCATGCCAACCACGGCAACCTGGCCGGCACCGGCGGGGCGATCAACGCCACGACCATTGCCGCGGCGCGCAAGGCGATGCGGGTGCAGAAGGGCCTGGAGGGGCGGCCCATCGTGGTGCAGCCCCGCTACCTGGTGGTGAGCCCCGACAAGGAGACGGAGGCGCAGCAGTTCCTCCAGACCATCAATAACGCCGACAATACCACCAACATCTTCCGCAACTCGCTGGACCTGATCGTCTCGCCGTTCCTGACCGGCAATGCCTGGTACCTGATGGCCGACCCGGCGGCGCAGGAGGGCATCTTCTTCGCCTTCCTCAATGGCGTGCAGGCGCCGGACGTGCGGGAGGAAGAGGACATCACCATCGACGGGATGTCGCTCCGCGTGCGGCTGGAGTTCGGCGCGGCGCCGATCGACTGGCGCGGCCTGTATCGCAACCCCGGTGCCTGATCGGACCCAACCTTGAGGCTGCCGGGGCGCTGAGCCGCCCTGGCTTGCCGGAGAAGCAGCCATGAAGAACTACGTGCAGCAGGCGGACCTGATCCCGGTCACCGCCCCTCGCACCCTCACCAGCGGTGCGGGCGCCCTCGTCGGCACTCTGTTCGGTGCGGCTACGGCCGCCGCAGCCAGCGGTGCTTCGGTGGTCATCCAGACCACGGGTGTGGTGGACCTGCCCAAGGCCACCGGCGCCGTGACCCAGGGCGCCGCGGTCTACTGGGACAACACCGCCTTCAACGTCACCACCACGGCGACCAACAACAAGCTGATCGGCGCGGCGATCGCTGCTGCGGCGAGCGGCGATGCGCTGGTGCGGGTGCGCTTGAACGGAGTGTGCATCCCGTGAGCAAGCCCAAGACGCTCCGTCTCGTCCCGCGCTCGCGCCTCATCCTCGCCGATAGCTCGGTCGTGGAAGAGGGCGTCGCGGCTGACGTGCCGACGGCGGAGGCCGAGAACCTGATCGCGCTCGGCCATGCCGTCGAGGTGGTGAAGGGCGAGGTGGAGGCCGGCGCGAAGGTGGAGGTTCTGCCTCCCCCAGTGCCGCCGGCGCCCGCCCCTGAGCCCGCACCGGAGCCGGTAGTGGTGCAGGAGCCGCCCCGGTCGTGATCGATCCCTGGGCTCGTGCGGCGAATGCCTTGGCGCGCGGGCCCGGCGGGATCGACGCCGACTACTACCTGGTCAGCGGCGGCCCGCCGATCCGCGGGATCAGACTGGTGCTGGAGTTCGATGACGTGCCGACAGGGCGCCCCGCGCGCCCTCTGGCCGGCCTTGTGCCTGCTGAGGCGGGGATTGGTCCGGCTCAGCGCGGCGATGTCGTGACAGCGATGGTGGATGGCGTCATGGAAAACCTGAAGGTCGAGGAAGCCCGTCCGGGCTGGCGCGGCTGGGGTTGGCGCCTGCAGTTCAGTCGGGGCCGGTGATGACGCCGATCCGCGAGTACCTGCTGGCTGCTGTCGCCAACCGACTGGCCGAGATGATCCCGGACGTGCCGGTTGAGCGTGCCCGCCGTGCTGTGCCGAACGAGGACATCGAGGGCGAGTTCCCACGCCTGATCGTGCGGGGCGGCGATCTGATGTCCTCGGATGGCGAGGGGTACGGCGAGACAACCTACACTGTCGGTGCGGTGGTCACCGGCTACGCCAAGGCCAGCCCCTACGAGGATGACCAGGACCTTTCCTGCGAGCAGGCTCTTTCCGCCCTCCATGCCCAGGTGGTTGCGGCCCTGATGGGCTGGCAGCCGGACGGCACCGACCTGAACGAGGTCCGGGACGGCGGCGGCGCCGACTTCATCGTCTACGACCTGGAAGAGAGCGCGGTCGCCGCTGGCGAGTTCAGCGCGACCTTCGAAGCAGTCTCCATTCGCCCTACGGGGCATCCCTACGCCGCGGCCTGAGCCCGGCTTCCTAATCCAGAGCAGAGGACACGCCGCCAATGTGCGCGAAGCTCGTTCGTGACCGCTTCTCCGCCGTGGCGGTGAAGATCGAAACCACCTCCGGCACCGATGCCTTTGGCGGCTCCACGCCGGCGGCCGACGACTGGTTCGGCGGCACCTGCGAGGTGGCCTGGGACCAGAGCGTCACGCCCAACAACGAATTCACCGGGTCGCTCGACAATGCGCCGGGCATCGTCGGCGGCCTACGGGCCAACGTGACGCTGACGGCCGTGCTGCGCGGCTCCGGGCTGCCGGGTACGGCGCCCAACTTCGCCCGGCTGCTGCGCTGCGCCACGATGCAGGAGACGGTGACGGCCGCCTCCATCGGCGCCCCCACGGCGGCGACGGCCGGCACGGCCACCAGTGCCACCCTGGCAGCGCCCTTTGCGTCCACCGCGCAGCTTTATCGCGGCATGCCGATGCTGGTGACGGGCACGGGCCGCACCGGCCGCGATGCCGTGGTGGACTACACGGCCGGCCGCGTGGCCAGCCTGGGGCGCACCTTCACCCCGCCTCTGGGCACCACCGACAGCTTCCAGATCCCGGCGCACGTCCTCTACGCGCCCACCTCGGACGATACGGTCTACAAGACCGCGACCATCTACCTGTTCAAGGACGGCCTGCGCTGGCGCCTGACCGGCTTTGTCGGCACGGCGACCATCACGCTCACCACCGGCGGCATCGGCCAGATACAGTTCCAGGGCATGGCACAGCTCGCGGCCGATCCGGACACCGCGGCGCTTCCGGCCGGCGCGCTCAGCATCGTGCGGCCGACCCCGCCGCGCTTCGTGGATGGCCTGTGCCAGTTGAACCGCCAGACGGCGCAAGTGCGCACGCTGACCCTGAACCTGGGCGTCAGCACGATCCTGCCGGACAACCCCGAGGCGCCCGAGGGCTATGACCCCGCCATGCCGGTCAGCCGCGCCATCGGCGGCTCCCTGGACCCGTACGTCTCAGCCAGCTCGTACGTGAGCCTGTTCAACAATTTCCGGCAAGGTGTCGGAATGTCTCTGCAGGCGATTATCGGTTCCACCCCAGGCAATCGATTTGCCCTCACTGTGCCCGTTGCACGGGTCACTCAGAACAACCCCGGCAACCGCGATGGCCTGAGCACCAACCAGATCACCTATGCGGCCGATGGCGCCGACAGCGGCGGCTACCTGGCCTGCTTCTGACCCGTTCCGCCCGACAGCGGAAGCGCCTCGCGCGCGCGAAGGAGGCGGGTCTGTCGGGGCCCGCCTCCACCTTTCAACCTCTCCGACAAGAGGAACCATGGACAACCCCATCCTGAGCAGGCGCGACGTGGAGGAATTTACCCCTCCCGGCTCCCCGCGCACCTACACCATCGCCCCTCTGACCGTGCGGGAGCGCATGCGTGCCCGCGCCGCGGTCATTGCCGAGGGCGGCGTCTATCCCGACCAGGCCACCATGTATGCCGCCATGCGCGACGTGCTGCGCGAGGCGGGCCCCGCCGATCTGGACGACCTGCTGGCGATCCTGGACGAGGCCCAGGCCGCGCCGGACGATAAGAAGATCATGGCTAAGGCGGCGAAGATCGAGACGGCCTGCCAGTCCTCCCCCGCCTATACGGCCCTGCTGGCTCGCCGGAACCGGCACATGGCAGCCATTCCCTTCGTGTTCTTCCTCTACGCCGTGCGCGGCTGGTCGGGCGATAGCCTGCCACCCTTCGAGCGTCGGAATGAGACGGTGCGGGAGGATCTGCTCGACGCCGTGCCGGAGGCCGAACTCATCATGGTCGGCTGGAAGGCCCACGAGATGGCGCAGCCGGGCAAGGGTGCGGAGGGAAACTCCGCAACGCCCTCGCAGTCCTCCGGGACCCCGAGGGTTACGCCGGGCCGGAACAGCCGCTCGGCGGCGGGCGCTACCTCGTCGCGGGCGAAGAAGTCGAAGCAAATCCGCGCCTGACCACCCCTTCCGCCTACATGGACCTCGCCCGCCTGTGGATCAGCAGCCGCGACGGCTACGGCGTCACGACCAACTGGCCGGACGGCGGTGGCCTGAACGATCAGGCCGCCTGGACCTTCGACGCCTTCCGGCTGCTGGCGGGCGTGAACGCGACGCTGGAGAAGCTGGAGAGGGGGGAGGGTTAGTCCCTACAGGCCATATGCCCGGTAGCACCCGGCCCGAGCCTGCTCTTCAGCGGACGCCGAAGCAATCGCGCCTGTTAATGCTGACCCAAGGACACCCTGGCGATGCGAGTATGGCGTGTAGATGCCGGCCCCAACAGACGAGGCCTGGGCGTCACATGCAGCGCGGGCAGCATTCAGACGGGCTGCGCGATCGTTCTGACCTTGCTGCGCCAGGCGTGAGCGGCGGCGAAGCTCCACAGCATCCGACAGTCTGGCCTCTTCGGCAGTAATGCGCTGCTCTCGGGCCTGCGCCTCGGCGGCGCGGTTGCGACGGCCTGCTGGAGCAGGGGGCTCTTCAGCATCAACATTGGCAACGGCTGCGCGGCGTAGGGCCGCCATGTAGTCGGGGGAACTGGTGAGGGCGCGTTCCAGGAGTTCGTCCTCGCGGGTGCGTTTAGTCCGCTCGGCAGGAGAAAGATCACGGTAGATGTAGGCTTGGCGGTCTGCTTCTCGTTGCCGGTCATAAGCTTCAGTTTTCGCCTGAAGGGCAGCGGCGTCCCCTCTGCCGCATCCTGGGCAGGTTTCTCGTCCACCTGAGGCACATCCCGCCAAGAACAGGGCGGCTAGCAAGGCCCAGAAGCGCATTGGACGTATTCTCCTCAACTATTGCGCGTAGTTAACCAAATCCCTCGCGAAGGGGTAGCCAGAACTTGTGCGCTGGCCGTCCGCGCGGGTCTTTCCTGACACAGCGGGCGCCTCCGGGCGCCTTTTTCAGTTGGAGGCCGTTCATGCGCCTGCGGTGCCAGATCGACGGCAGCTTCGATGCCGTCATGACTGACATCCAGCGCGAGTTGGCGCGCGACTTCCGCGATGCGATGGATCAGGCTGGCGTCAGCCTCCAGAACGAGCTGAAGCAGCAGACCCTGACCGCGTTGAGCCGGGGGCAGGGCGTGGCGAATGCGTGGAAGCGCCAGACCTACCCGCGAAACCCGTTGAACCCCACGCTGCATCCCACCGGCTTTGTCTGGACCCGGGCCCCCAACATCATCCAGCCCATCGATACCGGCGAGGTCATCACGGTGAAGCGGGGCAAGTGGCTGGTCTGGCCGACTGGCTACAATGCCACGGCCGGGCGCCGAAACGCAGGGCGCCGGGGCGGGATGCGCGTCTCGGTAGAAGAGATGATCGCGGCGAAGAGGCAGACAGTCGTCATTCCTACGTCTAACCCCGAAATCAAGCTCTGGTGCCTCAGGGTGCGACAAGCTTCCAGCCTGGGTGGGAAGTCACGCCGGGGAAGGGGACGCGTTCAGTTGTTCGTCGGCAACCGCAACGTCGAGGTCAACACAGGCCGCGGCAAAGTGCGGGACCGCGCCTTCCGGACACAGGCAATTCTCAAGTACGGCCTTGTCCCGATGTTCATCATGTCCAGGCAGGTTCAGCCCGGCAAGCGGCTGGACATCGACGCGGCGGCGGATCGCGCGGGTGATCGGATCGTAGCTTTGGCGGCGACGGCAAGAGGAGAGGCTTGATCCATGGCTGCTCGCGGCAATCGCTCCATCGCCATTCGTCTCACCATGACTGAGGCGGAGACCATCCGCAAAACGCTGCGCGACTTTAAGGATGATGGCGCAGCGGCCATGAAGGCGCTGGAGGACGGCGCCAATCGCGCCGCGCCCGCGGTGCAGAAGATCGAGCCGGCAGCAGGCTCTGCCTCCAATGGGATGCAGCGGTTCAGCTCTGTCATGGGCCAGGCCGGTTACCAGGTCCAGGATTTCGCCACCCAGGTGGCCATGGGCGGCAACGCCCTTCAGGCCTTCGGTGTCCAGGGCGCTCAGCTGCTAGGGGTCTTCGGTCCTGCCGGCGCCATCGCCGGCGCCGTGCTGATGGTGGGCACGCTGGCGACAGGGCTCCTGACGGTCGGGAACAATGCGAAGGAGGCTGAGAGGTCAGCCAAGGCCAGTTTTGAGGGCATGGCAACCGCCGCCACGCAGTTGAAGAGCGTCCTGCTGGAGGTGAACGCCCTCTTCCTCACGAACGCGGAGCGCTCTGCTGCCTCGGCGAATGCTGCGCGGTCAGAACTCCAGACCCGCACGCAGACGCTGCTGGCCGGCGCTGTGCAGCGGAACGAGGGCAACGTCTCAGAACTCGCCGAAGCGCGCACATATCTGGCGAGGCTGGAGGAATACGCGGCTCGGGAAGAGGCCGCGCGGGCTCGTGCGCGTGCGAGCGGTCAGCTCGTGACGGAAGGTGAAGCCCTCACCGACCGCGGCAACCTGTTCCAGGCACGAGCGCGCGTGCAGGGCCTTGAGCAGGATATCGAGCGGACTTCCGGCAAGATCGGGGAGATGAACGAGGCGCTGAAGCGGCTGGGTAATGCCGGGCGTCTTGGCGCCGAGGAGTACGGGCCGCTTTCGGCGGACCCTGGGGGCGTCAATGCACTGCGGGCCAGCCTGGACAACCGCTTCAGGGCGCAGCAGGAATATCAATCGAAAGTCGGTGAGATCAACGCGAAGCTGCGCGAGGGATACATCACCGCAGCGGATGCGGAGACGCTGACCGCGCAAGCGACCACGCAGCGCGACGAGGCGCTGAAGAAGATCGCGGACAGCGCCAATAGGGCCGCCAAGGAGACGCGCGAGTACCTGGCCACCGCCTACGAGATCAACGAGGACGGCACGCAAGGTGCTGCTTTCAAGCGCGCCGCCAGCGTCGAGACCTACCTGGATCGGCTGCGGGGCAAGCAGGAACAGCAGAACGAAAGGGACGCGGAGAAGGCGACCCAGGCGCGCGAGAAGGCTGAGAAGGACCAGCAGCGCGCCATGGAGCGCGCTCAGCGTGACTTGGATCGCACGGCGGAGCGCTGGGGCGACAGCATGGCGCGCGAGACCTATAGCGCCTTGGAAACGGCCTTCGACAAGAGCAAGTCGCCCGCGCAGGCTGCGGCAGCGGTGTTCGGCTCGGCGTTGCGGACGGCGGCTCAGGCCGCCCTGTCGCAGCTGGTGTTCCAGCCGGCCATCAAAGGGGTGCTTGGCAGCCTGACGGGCACCGGTGTCGGTGATGCGCTCGGCGCCGGCACCACGGCCACCTCCTCCGGCGGCGTGTCCTACTTCGACACCGCGAGTGGCCTGTTCAAGTTGTCTGGTGGCATCGGCGGATCGTCCATCTACGATAGCGGCAGCCTAGTCTACGACCTCACCGGGGGGACGGGCGGCAGCCTCGGCGGCGCGCTCAGCAACGCAGCCAACACCTGGGGTTACAACACCGGTCTGTTCTCTGCCACTGGCGCCGCGGGTAGTGGCCTCGGCAGCACTGCTGCTGGTGGCACAGCCTTCGCTCTCGATATGTCAGGCGGCGCAGCGCAAACCGCCATGAGCCAAGCCAATCCAGCGTTCTTCGGCACGACCATGGGCACCATCGGCGGTGTCGCCGGTGTGGCGGGCGGCGCCTATGGCATCTACTCCGGCATCAATCGCGGCGGCGTCGGCGGCGCGGTACAGACGGCGGGCGGTGTCGCTGGTGTTGTGGGCGGCCTGGGCACCCTGGCGGCGGCCGGCGGCGCGGTGGGCGGCGGCCTGATGGCTGCGGCCCCCTGGCTGGCGGCGGCCGGTCCCTATGGCCTGGCGGCGGCGGCAGTGCTGGCCATCATCGGCTCGCTGCTGCCGGGCCAGAAGCCGTCCGACATGACGGGCGTGTACCGCGGCAATCTGCACGCTGGCACATCCGAGGTCACCGGCCTGACGGGTGATCGCTTCAGCCAGGAGAACCGCGACCTCGCTTCCCAGGTCGGCCAGCAGGTGAAGACCCTGGCGGAGGGGCTGCAAACCGTCACGGGCGCCACGGCCATCCCGTTCAACTACGAGATCAAGGCCGGCAATCGCGACGGCATCGCCGCCCTCTATGGTCCCGGCGGCGGCACCTGGCACGAGTACGAGCGCAACGAGGAGAGTATCGGGCAGCTCGTCCAGGACATGACCCAGGCGCTGATCGACAGCATGAAGGGGCTGGCCTCGGCGGAAGTGCAGTCGGTCATCTCGCACAGCAGCGGCACCGAGGCGACGCTGCAGAACCTCGACTGGTACAACGGCGTCTTCAAGCAACTGACCGCCGGTGCCAGGGGCGACCCGCTCCCGGCTTTCACGCAGCAGATCAACGCCCTGGTGGCGCCGATCGATGAGGCCATCGCCAAGGCCAAGTCGCTGGGGCTCTCTGAGGCTGAACTGAACACGGTGCGCCAGAAGAGCATCGACGGGCTGATCGAGCAGCGCGCGCAGACGCTGATTTCGATCCAGCAGAGCGATGATCTGCGGCGGGAAACTGCCGCCGGCGTCAGCCCTCTGGTGCAGCAGATCAATGGCTGGGCCCGCACATCGTCGGCGGAAGTCAAGGCGCTGAACGAGCAGCTCATTCAGTTGGGGCTGAGCGAAGCTGAGCGGCAGCCGCTGGTTTCCGGCCGGTGGCAGACGCTGGATGCCGAGTATGGGTCACTGACACGGCAGCGGGATCTGGCCGTGACGAACAATACCAACAGCCTCTGGGACCGCATCCAGTCTGCCAGCGGCAATGGCAACACGCTGGAGGGGGCGAAGTGGGACTATGAACGCCGGGCGCAGGCGGAGTGGATGGCGGCCGCAGCGGACGGCATCACCGACCTGACCCTGTTGGCAAAGGTGCAGGCCGAAGAGCGGCTTCAGATCGAGCGCGACTATGCCGAGCGGTCGGCGCAGATCGAGGAAGCGTCCATGTCCCAGCGGCTAGATGCGTTGGAGACCCTGCGGTCGCAGTCCGAGATCCTGACCACCTTCCTGGACCGCCAGGAGGTGAGTGGCCCTGGCGTTTCGTCCCAGCAGGCGTTCCTGGCGGCGCAAGAGCAGTATTCGGCGGCGCTCTCGTCGGCACGCAATGGTGGGGACCTGTCCGCCTATACCAGCGCCGCACAGACCCTGCTGGATACGAATTATGCCTACAACGCCACGGGCGCGCAGGGCACGGCGGTGCGCGACATGGTGCTGAGCGCGACCCGCAGCCTGGGCGCAACGCTGGATCTGCCGGGGTTCTCTGCAAACTGGGAAGCGGGACTGGCGCGCTACATGGCGCCGAATACCGACGCGCTGTCGAGGCTCACCGACCAGGTGAACGCACTCTACGAGGAACTGCGCGATCAGAGGCTGCTGGCGTCATGATCATCAGCCCGGTCTCCTCAACCCCGGTCTCCGCCTGGTGGGCGGCGGCCTCCATCGCTGCCAGCAGCGGCGGCTTCAAGGCGCCAGACCTGCCGGCGGAGGCTGTCTGGACGCTGGAGATCGCGGCGCCGACCGCGGGGCAGCCGGTGCCGGCACCCTTCGGGCTGGTGTCGGCCCTGCCGGTCAGCGCCTATGCCGTGCCGGCGGATACGGCCTCGCCAGCGCCGACCGTGAGGGTCTCGGATCGCGGCTGGATCACCGAGCCGGACGATGCGGATGCTCCTAACCAGTCGTGGCCCAGCCGCATGATCGAGCCGCCGGCGCTGGTGTTCCAGGTGCCGGTCTATCCGCAGGAGGCGCGGCGCACTGAGGTCACGGCCGGCGAGGTGCTGCTCGCCAACACGGACGGTGGATTGGACGCTCTGGCGGGCGACTGGGCGCTGCCGGGATGCGCCGCGGTGGTCCGCCGCGGCCCTCACCGCCGCCCTCGGCACGCCGCCAGCTACGAGGTGGGCCGCATCGCCGAGATGCGGGTTGCCCGGGCGCTGGATGGCGGCAGCCGACTGTCTCTGACGCTGGTCTCGGCCACGCGCGACCTCGCCGTTCCGGCCTGTCCGACCTTCGGCGGCACCGGCGGCCAGGACGGCGCGGCCAGCCTGGCAGGGCAGAACATGCAGCGGCTCTATGGACGGCGGCTTAATCTGGAGCCGATCCAGGTGGATGCGGCGCGGCTGATCTACCTGGTCGGCGTCGGGCCGCTCAGCGCCATCAACGGCGTGCGGGACCGGGCCGTGGACATCACCCCGGCTGGCAATGTGCCGACCTATGCCGCGCTGGAGGCCGCCGTGGTGGCGGAGGGCACCTATCTGACCTGCCTCCAGACCGGGCACATCCGGCTCGGCTCCACGCCATCTCTGGTGACGGTCGGCGCCGAGGGCGACGCGGACCCGGCGACGGGCGGCTATTCCGCGACTGCGGCGGGGATCGCGATCAAGCTGCTGCGCGGGCCCGGCGGCCTGGACAGTGCGCGCGCCGCGCCGGAGGCCTTCTATTCCTGGCCGACCGGCGAGGCGGGCCTGCTGGTGACCGGCGGCACGGTCGCGGATGCCATGGAGCGGCTGGCGGCGGGTGTCGGCGGCTGGTGGGGCGGTGATGCCTTCGGGCGGCTCTATGGCGGCTATCTCCAGGCGCCGGAGGAGCAAGGGCCCTCGATCACGCTGGAGCCCTGGATGCTCGCGGCACCTCCAACGGAGGAGCGGCAGCAGACGGCGCCCTGGTGGCGGGCCCGGGTTGCCTATGGCGTCCTCGACCGTGTGCAGGGGGGCGCTGACAGTGCCGAGGCGGTGGCCGCTGCGCTGCGGACCTACTGGAGCCAGCCCAATCAGGTGGTAACCGGCCTGAACCTGGCGGCGCAGGCGGCCTACCCGGCCGCGGTGGACGCCGATGTGCTGCAAAGCGTCTTCACCGGGGGCGCGGCGGCCCAGGCGCTGGCCGATCGCCTGCTGTCCCTGTTCGGCGTGCCGCGGCGCTCCTGGCGGGTCAGCATCCGTTCGGGAACGGCCGGCATTGCACCGGCGATGGTCATGCCGGGCACCATCGTGTCCCTGGCCTGGCCGACCATTCGAGCGCTGTCGCAGGGCAAATCTCTGCTGGTGCGTGGCCTGAGCATCCGGGGCGACCGGCTCGAACTCAATCTCTGGGGGTAGACGTGGGCGCCATCTTGGCCTGGGAGAACGCTGCGGCAGGCGCCACGGCGGAAATCAGCACGACCAGTGAAGCGGCGGGCCTTGGCATCCGCTCGGTGCTGACGCCGCAGATCGCGGATGTCTGGCGGTCGGGCCTCTGGACGGGCGGCAACACGATCTCGATCACCGTCAATCTGGGGGTGGTGCGATCGGAACTGCGGCTGTTCCTGCTGGCGTGGCCGCGTGATGGGGTGCAGCCGAGTGCCGCCGCCAGGGTACGGCTGGCGGCGGCCTCCTCTGCCGGCGTGGAGGTGTTCAACAGCGGACTGCTGCCGCTTGTGACGGCAGGAACCGGCCTCTGGGTCTTCGTGGCGCCGGTCGGCATCAGCGCGCAGTTCGTGACCTTCACCTTCACGTCTGGCGCTGCGGACCGATACCTGCAGCTGGGGCGTGTCTGGGTGGGGCCGGTCCTCGTGTCGTCGCGCGCCGTGTCCTACGGCCAGAGCCGCGGCTACATCGACGCCGGCAGCAACGAGCGAGCCGGTGTCTCGGGCATCCGCTACGCCATGCGCGGCGCCGTTCGGCGGCGGGTCCAGTGGTCCTTCCCGGGTCTCCCCGAGGCTGATGCTCTCGCGCTGGACAACCTGGCGCTGATGGCCGGCACCACCGGGCAGGTCTTCGGCAGTCCCTTTGAGGCCATGCCGGCGCGTGACGGCGTGCTGGGGCACTTCACTGAGCCACCGGCGCCAAAGCTGGCCACCTTTCGCCGCTGGTCATCCGACATTTCAATCGAGGAAGATCTCTGATGGGAACGCCACTGGTCATCGGTGATGCGGTGCTGGTGCAGACCGCGACGACGGGCACCGGCACCTACACGCTGGGCGCGGCCATGGCCGGACATCTGACCTTCGCGCAGGCCGGCATCGCGAGCGGCTCGCGGGTCTGCTGCACGGTGGTGGACAGCCTGACGGCTCCGACCCAGCGCGAAGTCTTCGAGGGGGTCTACACCTCCGGCAGCCCCGCGACGGTGACCCGGGCGCTGGTTGTCCGCAACCATACCGGCACGCAATCGGCGGTGAGTTGGGGCACCGGGACCAAGTACCTGTTCGTGACCCCCAATGCGGCGCGCATTCCGCTTCTGGATACGGATGGCCTGCTGCCCAACTCCATGATGTCGCAGGCGCTGACCAGCCAGTTGTCTTCGACGGTTGCGCGCTCGATCCCGCACGCGACGGCCACCACATTCTCGTTCGACACGGTGGGGGCCAACACGCTAGGCGGCGCCTCAGGGTCCGGTGGCAACTACAATGGCGTCGTGCTCCCCATGGGGGGCATCTACTCTGTCGAGGCCAATGTGCTGTTCGCCAGCAACGGCACTGGTATCCGCAATCTATCGCTTGTCATCAACAACAGCCTGGCACTCGCAGTTGACCAGAAGGTCGCCGCAGGGCTTGGGCAGGTTGGACTGCGCGGCTCCTGGCGTGGCGGCCTGAACACCAACGACACGCTGACCATGCAGGTCTCGCAGGACAGCGGCGCCGCGCTGGTGGCCGGCGGCACCCTCGCGACGAACCTGACGGTGGTGAGGCTCTGATGGCCGCTGCATCTGTGCTTGTTTCCCCGCAGGCGGATCTGGTCCGGATCGCCACTCTCGCGGGCAACGGGGACATGGCCGCCCGCCGCTATGACGGTGAGCGACTGTATGTGGATGGCGTGACGCAGGCGGCGCTGAATGCGGCGCTGGCCCAGGTCGGCGACGGCGCCTCGACCCGCATCCCCGTGCCGGAGAGCGTCACGCCGCTGCAAGCCCGCAAGGCGCTGCGGTCGGCCGGCCTGCTGCCCCAGGTCCAGGAAGCCATCGCCGCGGCCGGCGAGGAAGCGCAGGAAGAATGGGACTTCGCGCTGGAGGTGCGGCGTGATCATGCGCTGCTGAACTCCATCGCGGCTGACCTCGGCCTCGACAGCGAGGGCATCGACGACCTGTTCCGGGCCGCCGTCCTCCTCTGATCGTCCCCACAATCTGGAGTATTGCCATGTCGGGCACTGCCCTCGACGTGCTCCTGGAGCCGCGCCTAGGCCCCAGGAAGTCCGCGCGTCGTCAGCGCGTCACCATCGGCTCGGATGTGCCGGTCTGGTTCGATGTGCGGGACGATCAGACTGGCGCGTTGGTGCCGGGCGCCACGGGTGTCGCGGCGCTCTACTGGATGCCGGGCACCGTGGAAGACGAGAGCGCCGCGCAGCCGCTGACGGCCGTGGAAACGGCGCCAGGGACGTGGCAGGTGGTTGTCCCCACCGCTGTCCCCGGCACCTATACCGTCTGGCTCAGCATCGCCACGCCCATCGTGCAGACGGCGGAAGCGATCTTCGACGTGTCCTCCATCGGCCAGGTCACGCTGACCAGCACCGGCACACCGGACTGGGGACAGGTCCAGGCCGTGGCGGCGGCGGCGGCGGTCAGTGCCGCGCTTCCCGAGGCGCAGCGGGCCGGCACGAAGGCAGGCGCGGATGCCGCAAAGCCTTTCGCCGACGATGCCGCCGCCAGTGAGGCCGTTGCGCTCGGCGCGGCGGACATGTCGCGCGAAGAGCGGATCGCGGCGCAGGGTGCGCGCACCGCAGCAGAGACGGCGCGGGACGCCGCGCAGCAGGTCGCGGCGACCACCAGCACGAAGGTGGCCGAGGCGGAACAGGCTGCCGCGAATGCCACCGCCGCTCTGTCCCTGACCGATAGCTACGATACGCGCGTGCAGATCGAGGCGGTGCTGGGCAGCTACGCCGAGAACAAATCGGTCCAAGTCATCGGCGACCCGAACCCGGCGCTGAACGGCATCTACACGAAGCGGAACGGCGCCTGGGTGCAGACCAGCAGCCTGACGTTGGCAGCGGTCGGCACCGGGCTGGCGGCGACGCAGAACCGCGTGAAGTCGATTATTGAGATGCCCCCGGTTCTCGTGGAAGGCGAGTGGGTTCAGCCTACTCTCGTCAACACAGACCGGACGCTGCTGGCCGGCATAGTGGTCGCCACAGGTCTGCCTTGGCGGCCTCCTGCCACCGCTGCGCAGGTCCAAGCTGTGGACACGCGGACAAGCGGCATTCGCCAAATTCCGCCATTTCTCCTGAATGGCAGGTGGGTGGTAGCCACCAAGGTCGCGGTGCCGAGCCGGCGACTTCTGGAATGGCACGATCGTGATACCGGGCAGCGGTACCCGCTGGTCGGCGCCGGCATCAGCGCCCTCCGCCCCGAGATGGTGGCGCAGGTCGTGTCCGCGACCGAGATCCGCCTGCACGCCAAGGGGCAGATCGCAAACTCTGCGAAGTACGTCACCTTCGTCATCAAGAACCTGGCGCAGCCGGCGAAGAACAGCGACGTGTGGCGGGTCCACAACGTCTACGAGAGCGCCATCGGCAACGACGGCGCCTTCACCCTTGGCCAGGAAATCTTCATCGAGGGCGAGCAGGAGTGTGCGCTTCAGGCGGCAGGCTGGGCTAACTTCGTCGGCGGCAACAACCACGGCAACGAAGAGAAGACCAGCTTCTTCGCCATGGCGGACGGGGTGCCGATCACCATCAACGCCGGGCAGCGGATCGAGTGCCGGCGCTTCGAGATGTTCCAGCGGTCGGCCGGCTGGCGGCCCGGGTCAACCACCGAGACCACATGGGTGCCCAAGGGTGATCAGGTCTACGACCTGCTGCGGCGCTGGGAATTCACGCGCGATGACGGCGGCGTGCGGTGGGTGCTCTCCAATCGCGTCGAGCATCTGGTTGGGCTGACCTACCCGGGTGGCGCGGTTGGCGCCTACCTCGCCATGGCTTGCGTCGCCCGCACCCACAGCAATGGGACGGTGATCAGCAATGCGGCGGCTCGCGATGATCGGTTCTGGGAAGTCGAGGACGTAAGCCAGGATGGTTTCGCGCAGATCACAACCAAGTCCGGTGACATAAAGCTTTGGGGTCCGTCCGGCTACGCGCTGGAGATGCGCTGGCTCAGAGGCTGGGACAAGCCAAACCGGCGATCCTACGTCTCAAGCCGCGTCGGCATGAATAAAATCTACTGCGACCCCTTCGGCCCCTACACCGCCCCGCCAGGCGATGTGCTGGACGCCGCGGTCGAATACCTCCTGACAACCCGAAATTGAGGAACGGCACATGCCTGCTGTCACCGTTGTGGACGTGACCGTCACCGATACGACCTTGCCGAAGGTGCCGGCCTCGCTGATGCCGGACTACCCGGATTATGAGGCTGGCGCCATCGATCACTGGCTGTTCGACAAGGGCAGCAGTTCTTCGCTGATCGGCACCAAGTCCGGGCTGGTGCTGACACCAACCGGCTTGGCGCCCACCTATCCCGGCGCCTATCTGACGCTGCCCGGCGGTGGTGTCTCTGCCCTGACCACGCCGTTCGATGACAACGCGGTCGGCACCGAGTGCTTTGTGTTCCGCCACCATGCTGCGGCGGGCCTCTTCTCCATTCTGCTTGGCTCGGAGACAGGAAGTGCCGGTGCGGGCGGCGAATTCCTCTTCGTCAACAACCTCGGCCGCTTCGCTGATTTCCCTAGGGGTTATTCGTCAGCGCTGGATGCCGGTTCGGGTTCTGCCCCTGCTGATGTGTGGCTGTTCGGCGCGGTCTCCCGCACTGCGACAGATCGCACGATCTACATCAGCGCCGGCTCTGGTCCACTCAAGACCGCTACCAAGACCGGCGCCAAGACGCTTGCCACCCCGATGCGTAAGATGGCGGTCGGCAACGCCTACCGGACGCAGGCTGGCTACACGGAGACCCCGTTGGATCTGGCCGAGTTCATTCCGTTCCCCGACGCCAAGGACGCCACTGCCATCTCCAGCATCTTCACCCGTTCGAAGGAACGGATGGCTGATCGCGGGCTAGTTCTGGCATGAGCGGCACCGGCGCGATTGCGGAGATCAGGCGCCTCCGTGCAGGGCTGCTGGAGATCGCGGCCGTCGATGTGGATGGCCTCCCGGAAGGGCTGCGCGGCCTGTTCCTGACCATCGAGGGCGGCGGTGCGGGGGCTGAGCACCCGAGCTTGGCGGCGGAGTACACGTGGCTGGCGCAGCATCTCCAGCGCGTGGCTGCCCTGTCGCCGCATGATCTGCCCGAGGGAGATGCCTGGGTGGTCGATCGGGCGCGGGCCGTGCTGGATGGCCAGTCGCCATGACCGCCATCCGCCGCATCCGCACGTGGTTGAGGGAGTGATGCATGCCCAGGCGCACCATCAACTACCTGCTGCACCCGTTCCGGACACCTGAGTGGGGTGAACTTCTGTGCGCGATGCTCGGCGGGCTGCAATTCATCTACGCGCTGTCCAACTATCCCGAGTTGCACCAACGCCCCAGCCTGACGCTCACAGTCGCCATCTCGCCCATCACTTGGACTGTTGCGGGATTGCTACTCGCAGGGATGCACGTGCTGGCGCTCCGCTTCGGCGGAACGAAGTGGGGCTATCAGGCACGGCTCTGCGCGGCCGGCTCGTCACTTGTGTTCTGGTCGCACTTCATCCTGACCGTCTTCGTCAACGCCGTTCTGTCCGACATCAACACCAATCCCCTGTTGGTGCCGGCCCTGGCTGCGCCGCTGCTGGCTGGCGCCGTGCTGTACCGGCTCTGGAGGCACTACTGAGATGCAGTTGGAGGGCGTGGAGAAGCTGGTAGCTGCCGCTGGCACTGCCCTGGCTGCGATCCTGACGCCCATCGGTGTCATCTACGCGGCGAGCATGAACCGGAGCAGCAAGGCCGCCGAGGCCACTGTGGCGAGCCTGACAGCCGAGAACGAGCGGCTGGAGGAAAAACTTGAGAGGGCAGAGGACGAGCGCGAATACGAGCGCCGGAGCGGACTGCGCTGGTATCAGATCAGCTTGTGGTGGTTCCACGCGGCCCACAACATGAAGCGCCACACGCTGGATGCTCGGCAGGTGGCAGAGAGCGCGGCGCGCATCCAGGGCCATCCACAGCCGACCTGGAGCGAGAACCTGCATCTTCCTGACGGCGTGGAAGATCCGATCCCGCTCCCACCCGCGAAGTAACCCGCCGCCGGCCGGCCGCCGGCATCATCACAACCGGAAATCCATCATGACCGAACCATCAGGCGCCTCGGCGCTGGATGCTTGGCTGCGCGTGATCGTGCGTGAAGTCGTCGCTGAGCAGCTTGGCGTGACTGATGCCGCCATGGCGCGCATGGCCGATGCCGTCTCGTCCATGACGCGAGAGGTGCGGGCGATGCGCGAGGCGATGACGGTGCTGGGCGAGGGGCCGATTGTCTCCACGCCGCCTCCCGTCGATCCTGAGCCGCCGGTCGTCGTGACGCCGACGCCAGAGCAGCCAACGCCGGTACCGCAGGGCAATGGGCGGATCGAGATCACCTCTGCCGCCGGCACGCTCTGGCCGGTCGATCTGCCTGAGGCCGAGGATGCGCGGCTCATGGTCGAGGTGCCTGCCGAGATTGCTGGCTCGACTTCGCTGCGGCTGGTGGTGGATCACGGGCGACGCGGCGGGGTTCGCTGGGCCGATGTGTGGTTCCGCAACGACATCTCCATGCGTCCCGGCGGCGGCGAGGCGCGCTACTCCGTCCGCGTCGTACTGGATGGTGCCGATGTGCTGCGCCAGGACGTGCCGCGTCACCAGCAGTACCGCGCCTGGGGCCGGCTGGTGAGCGCCGGTCCGCTGCCGGACGGTGCGTGGCCTGATGCCACGACGCTGCGGAAGGCGGGGGTGGCCAACTACGCCGGCCCGGTCGATCAGGCTGTTGTGGACCGCTACGTCGCGGCCATGGCCGCCTGGGGCGACGACCCGTTCTCTCCGCGCGGCATCACCCAGAACATGCCCGGCACTGGTGGTCGTCCCGACATCGGGCCAGCGACGGCACCCCAGGCCATCGCGATAATGACCCGTGACGAGCGGATGCGCGCCTATGTCATCGCCCAAGCTGAAGCCGCCGGCGGCATCCCTTGGCACCATTGGGACGCAGAGCGCGGCACGTGGCTGCGCGTGACCGACTGGCCGCGCCTCTGGACCGACGGCCGTGGTGGCGAGCCGGGCAGGGGCACGCTGCTGCAGCCTGTGCCGGGCGATACCGGCTGGGATCTGGATGGCCCGCACCAGCCGGATCTGTCGTTCGTGCCCTACCTGCTGACCGGCCGCCGCGCCTTCCTGGACAACCTGCAGGCCCAAGCCGCCTGGAACGTCATCGGCATCTGGCCCGACGCGAGGGGCAGCTCCGACATGCTGGTGGTTCAGGGCAATCAGGTCCGCGGCTCCGCCTGGTCCCTGCGGCAGATCGACGAGGCGGCCTGGGCTAGCCCGGATGGCAGCGCGGAGAAGGCCTACTTCACCGCCGTCTCGGAAGCCAACTGGCGCTGGATCCTGGACAATATCCCGATCTGGACGCAGCAGCAGGGCGAGGCACACGGCTGGCTGCCGGGCGAATACGGCACCAAGGGCGCGCTGCCGCCATGGCAGCAGGATTACTTCGCCTCTACCGCCATCGCGGCGGCACGGCGGGGCAACGAGGACGCGCTGACCTACCTGAAGTGGGCGCGGAACTTCCTGGTGGGCCGCTTCGATGGTCTCGGCCGCGATGGCGTGACCTACCTGCTGGCCATCAGCGATCCCAAGACCGGCCGCATCTACTCGACCTGGGCTGAGATCACCGCCCAGACCAAGGCCCGCAACTGGTCCAATGGCGCCGGCTGGGCCAAGACAGATGGCAACTACGCGCAGTGGGCACGCTCGACCCTCGCCGGCTATGCCGACCTCTTCGGCGATGCCGAGGCCCGCGCGCTATTCGATGCCCTGCCAGCCGATGGCGCGCCCTTTACCCAGGCGTCCGACTATGCCCGCGACCCGCTGCTGAGCGTCGCGCTGAGCTGATCAGTGTTCATCTGCCAGCACCTGCCCTGCGGGGGTGATGGCTACCGCTTGGATG